AAGTCGGCGGGGCGCGGCTGTTGAATGCTTGGTCTGGGCAAAATATCACCGGCCTGGGCGCATTCAAATTTGCCGGGAACGCGAATATCCGTACGTATATGCCCACTGGATTCGGGTTTGATTTTCGGGCGTTGCAGGTCGGTACGTGTTTCGCGGCAGAGATCAGTGGCGGGACATTTTCCAACGCGCCGCCGTGGGGCGTGTCAGGGACCGCGACCGTGCTCTGCACTGGCGCTTATTTCGGCAACAACGACCGCACGGTGCAGGTTTGGCTCAACAACGCCACAGCGACGCCTTCCTACTGGTTCACCTTGAACGGCGGGACGACCTGGGGACAAATAAAGTAATGAATTTCAATCACCGGACTCACTTTAGGAAAAACCAGCGTGGTTGAAATACCGCCATCGTGTACATTCCGACAGGTGAGAGCTTATAATTTAATCACACCGTACCGGTGAGGTTCACCGGGGTTCCAATGGAACATCAATGACTGATGAAGTCCAAAAACCAGCGGGAGTTGATTCCGCGCCATCCCCCGAGGTGACGGCCATCCCGGGTCAGGTACAAAACGCGCCGGAAGTAGTCGAAAATAGCCAAGAGAAACAACCCGACGAGAAGAAATTCTCACAGGTTGAACTCGACGCCATGATCGGCAAGCGCCTCGCAAGAGAGCAACGCAAATGGGAACGTGAGCAGCAAGCCAAACAAGCAGAAATGCAAGTGCGGCAGTCGGTGCCAAAGGAATTGCCGCCCGCTGATCAGTTTGAGTCCGTCGAAGCCTATGCTGAGGCACTGGCTGTCAAAAAGGCCGAAGAACTGATCGCGCAGCGTGAACTTCAGAGGCAACGCGCCCAAGTTGAGGACGCCTACGCAGAGCGTGAAGAAGAAGCCCGGGCCAAGTATGACGATTTCGATCAAGTCGCGTACAACCCGAACCTTCGGATCACCGACGTGATGGCTGAGACAATCAAAGCGTCCGAAGCTGGTACTGATCTGGCCTACTGGCTGGGTAGCAACCCGAAAGAAGCTGATCGCATCTCGCGCCTGTCGCCGCTCCTGCAAGCCCGTGAAATTGGGAAGATTGAGGCCAAGTTGAGTGCCGAACCTCCCCAAAAGAAAACAACGTCTGCGCCAGAACCGATTCGTCCGGTCAGCGCCCGCGCTGTGAACCCCGGTGTCACTGACACCACCGATCCACGGTCCACCCAGACCATGAGCACATCGGAATGGATCGCAGCAGAGCGCCAACGACAGATTGCCAAGGCCCGGGCAACCCGCAATACTTGATATAGGAAATCATCATGGCAAACAGCCTGCTTACCATTGACATGATCACCCGGAAATCTCTGGAAATTCTGGAGAACAACCTGGTGATCACCCGCAACGTGAACCGTCAGTACGACGATTCGTTTGCGGTGAACGGTGCCAAAATCGGCTCCACGCTGCGCATCCGCCTGCCCGACCGCGCAATGGTGACGGACGGTGCCGCGTTGCAGACTCAGGACGACAACGAGCAGTACACCACGCTGACCGTCGCCAGCCAGAAGCACGTCGGCATCAACTTCACCTCTGCTGAGTTGACCATGCAATTGGACGACTTTGCCGAGCGTGTGTTGAAGCCGCGTATCAGTCAGCTCGCCGCCACTGTGGACGCCGACGTCGCCAATGCCTACAAGCTGATCGGCAACTCGGTGGGTACCCCGGGAACGACTCCGGCTACCGCTCTGGTCATGCTGCAAGCCCAGCAGAAGCTGAACGAGAATGCTGCCACCATGTCGCCGCGTTACCTGACCGCAAACCCCGCAGCCAACGCAGCGTTGGTGAACGGGCTGTCTGGTTTCTTCAACCCCACCGACGTCATCTCGCGCCAGTTCAAGGCCGGAATGATGGGCGAACAGGTGCTCGGTTACGAAGAAGTGAACATGAGCCAGTCGATCAAGGTTCACACTTGCGGAACCCGGGCGGCTACTGGCAACACCACTGGTGCGGCTGTGACCACCGAAGGCGCCACCACGCTGACGTTGACCGTTGGCTCGGGCGAGACCATCAACCCCGGTGACGTGTTCACCATCGCCGACTGCTTCGCTGCCAACCCGCAGACCCGCGAGTCCACCGGCTCGTTGTTCCAGTTTGTGGCACTGGCTTCGTCTACCGTCACCACCACGGCCACTGTGACGGTTGCTCCGATGTACTCGGCCAGCCATGCCTTGTGTACGATGGTGTCTCTGCCTGCGACCAGCAAGGCGGTCGTGTTCGTTGGTGCTGCTTCGACCAGCTACCCGCAGAACATGGCGTACCACCGTGACGCCATTGCGTTCGCCACTGCCGACCTGTTGCTGCCGCAGGGGGTCGATATGGCGTCGCGGGCTGTCCACAACGGCATCAGTCTGCGGGTTGTTCGTCAGTACGACATCAACAACGACCGTATGCCGTGCCGGGTCGATGTCCTGTACGGCTACAACACCATCCGTCCGCAGATGGGCTGCCGCATCTGGGGTTAACCCGAGTGGGGCTTCGGCCCCTTTTTCCGAACTTCATTTTCAAAGGAATCATCATGGCTCTCCCCAACGGCGCAGGCGGTTTCCAGGTTGGTGCCGGCAACCGCGCCGAAACCATCATGGGCGCATTTGCCGCCCCTCAGACCGCAACATCCACCGCCACCCTGACCGCCGCTCAAGTCGTGAACGGCTGGCTGGTTGCCAACCCCGGCACTTCTGCCGCAACCTACACGTTGCCTACCGGCGCGGCTATCGACGCCGCCGTACCCAATGCCGTCATTGGCAGCACGTTTGACTGGGCTGTCGTCAACACCGGCACCTCGTCCGGCGCTGTGACGTTGGCGGTGAACACGGGTGTCACGGATGGCGGCAACGCTGTCGTGGCGGTTGCGGTCACGACCAGTGCGCTGTTCCGCTTCCGCAAGGTGGCCGACAGTACGTTTGTCGTCTACAAGATCGCCTGATCTTCATCACCACATGAGAAACGAGACTTCGGTCTCGTTTCTTCATAGGAGCCCCATGAACATCATCCTCACTCACCCGATCCACGGCGCCAAGATTGCGACCCACCCTGACGAGGTCAAGCAAGATGAAAAAAACGGATGGGTGCAGTACAATCCCGACACGCCTGCACAGGTGGAGTCCGAAGAACCCAAAGCCGAAGCTGAAAAGCCCAAGCGCAAGTACACCCGGAAACAAACCGACCAACCCGTCGAACAGCCCAACGAAGTCCCTTCCTTCTTGACTTCGGCAAGCGACGAATGCGAAGGACCGCGAAATGGCGACAGCCGGGGAACAGATCAATAGAGCACTCAGACTGCTGGGTGTTCTCGCAGAAGGTGAAACCCCGTCAGCCGCAAGTGCTGAGGACGCTCTGACTGCGCTCAACCAGATGCTGGACTCGTGGAGTGTCGAGCGGCTTGCCGTGTTCTGCACTCAAGAACAGGTGTTTACCTGGCCCGCTGGTCAGATCAGCCGCACCCTCGGCCCCACTGGTGATTTCGTGGGCACCCGCCCCGTACAGATTGACCCCGCCACGTACTACATTGCCCCGAGTGATGTGTCATACAACATCAAACTGATCAACCAGCAGCAATACAACGGCATCGCAGTCAAAACCGCGACATCCACGTTCCCGCAGGTCATGTTCGTCAACATGACGTTCCCGGACATCGAGATGGTCGTGTACCCAAGGCCGACGCAGGACTTGGAGTGGCACATCGTATCGGTTGAGGAACTGGCGCAGCCTGCTGATCTGGCGACCGACCTGTTTTTCCCACCGGGGTACATGCGGGCGTTTGCGTACAATCTCGCGTGCGAAATTGCTCCCGAGTTCGGGGTTGAACCGTCGCCACAGGTGCAACGAATCGCCATGACAAGCAAACGCAACCTGAAGCGCATCAACAACCCGGACGACGTGATGGGGATGCCTTACGCCGTCGTTGCAAACCGTCAGCGGTTCAACATCTACGCCGGTAATTTCTGATGAAGACGCCCATCCTTGGGTCATCCTACGTTGCCCGCAGCGTCAATGCTGCTGACAGCCGCATGGTGAACCTGTACCCCGAGATGGTGCCCGAGGGTGGCAAGGAACCCGCGTTTCTGAACCGTTGCCCCGGGTTGCATCTGGAGGTCGTTGTCGGCAGTGGGCCGGTGCGAGGGTTGTGGGTGCTTGGTGAAAACCTGTACGCTGTCAGTGGTAGTCGGCTGTACAAGGTTTCGCCGACTTACGTTGTCACAGACTTGGGCGCCGTGAGTGGCGCTGGACCAGTCAGTATGGCTGACAACGGCATCCAGTTGTTCGTTGCCTGTAACGGCCCCTCGTACATCTACAACGCGAACACGGGCGTCTTTGGTCAGATCACCGACCCTGATTTCCCCGGCGCTGTGCTCGTATCGTACCTTGATACGTATTTTGTGTTCAACGAACCCAACAGCCAGAAAATATGGGTCACTGAGTTGCTGGACGGCACATCAATTGATCCGTTGGACTTTGCGTCTGCTGAGGGCGCCCCCGATGGTGTGGTTGGCAACATAGCAGATCACCGGGAACTGTGGGTGTTCGGTACCAACTCGGTGGAGGTTTGGTACAACAGCGGCAACGCAGACTTCCCCCTTACCCGGATACAGGGCGCATTCAATGAGTTGGGTTGTGCGGCCCCGTACTCGATTGCGAAAATGGACAACGGGTTGTTCTGGCTCGGCAGGGACGCCCGGGGTCAGGGTATGGTGTACCGTGCAAACGGGTACACGGGTCAGCGCATCTCGACTCATGCTGTCGAGTGGCAAATCCAGCAGTACGGCGACTTGTCGGACGCCATTGGGTACACTTATCAACAGGACGGTCACAGCTTTTATGTGCTCGTGTTCCCAAGTGCAAATACGACATGGGTATACGATGTGGCGACTCAGGCGTGGCACGAACGCGCGGGATTTGTGGATGGTGCGTTCACTCGCCACAGGGGGAACTGTCAGGCGTTTTTCAACACCAACGTCATGATCGGGGACCACGAGAACGGCAACATCTACTCGTATGACCTGACCAACTATTCGGACAATGGTACTCCTCAGAAGTGGTTGCGGTCTTGGCGGGCGCTACCGACCGGGCAAAACAACCTCAAGCGCACTGCGCAACACAGCCTTCAGCTTGATGTGGAGTCGGGTGTCGGTCTGAACACAGGGCAGGGTAGCGACCCTCAAGTTATGTTGCGCTGGTCGGACGATGGTGGTCATACGTGGTCAAACGAGCACTGGACCAGCATCGGCAAGATCGGCGAATACGGGCGCCGCGCCATCTGGCGCAGGCTCGGGATGACCATGAAGCTGCGTGACCGCGTGTACGAAGTCAGTGGCACCGACCCTGTGAAGATCGCCATCATGGGCGCAGAGCTTGTCGTGGGTGGCACAAATGCCTGATCCGCTGAACGTACCGCTCACGCCACCGAGGGTGCCGTTTACGGACCCCCGCACGGGGAATATCTCGCGCGAATGGTACATGTTCTTCTTCTCGCTGTTCCGCACTGTTGGTGGCAGCAGCCAGTCGTTGAATGACTTGCAGAAGGCCCCGTTGCAGGGCGACCTGATTGCGCAGACAACCGAGTTGTCAAAGCAGATTGAATCGTTGGCGGCTGAACCAAGCCCGATGCAACTGTTGGCGCAGATCGCGGACATTCAGAACCAACTCGACGCCCTGAAGCTGCAAGTTCGGCCTGAACTTGGCAGCATGGCGTCCGTGCAGCAAGACAACACCCGGTTCATTGGTTATTCGCTGGAACCGTCACCCGATGTTGTGTACAGCCCCGGCGTCACAGCGTGGAACTCCGACGACGGCACACTCGATGTCGGTTTGTATGGCGGTAGTGTCCTGCAAGTCGGCCAGGAGAACCATTACTACGCCAAAAACACCAGCGGGGCGACGATTGTCAACGGGTCCCCGGTCATGTTCACCGGGACTGTCGGAGCCTCTGGCAAGCTGACGTTCGGCCTCGCTGTTGCCGATGGTTCGGTCCCGTCAGAGTACATGATGGGGGCTGTGACCCAAGACGTAGCAAACAACGCATTCGGGTACGTTACATCGTTTGGGCTGGTTCGCGGGTTCAACACGACCGGCACACCCGTTGGTGAGGTGTGGGCAGATGGTGATTTGCTGTATTTCGACCCCGCCACGCCGGGGACTTGGACAAAATTCAAACCAGCAGCCCCGAGCATCACCGTCCCTGTGGCCGTAGTGGTCAACGCAGCGTCAGGCGGCGCGGGTTCGATTTTCATGCGGATGGAGTTGAGCGAGTCACTTTCTTCGTTGCAGGACGTGAATATCGCAAGTGTGGCGAATAACCACACGCTGGTTTACAAACTCGCCAATAACCGCTGGGAAAATCGCGCACCGGTTGATGCGCGGGAAGACCTTGGGCTTGGTACCGGAACACCGACAAACGGCCAGATTCTCATCGGCAACGGCACCAAGTTTCTGACGGCCAGTGTCACAGCAGGCGCCAATATCGCCGTCACACCGGGCGCCGGGTCGCTGACAATTGCAACAACGGGCGCATCCGGGTCGTTCACTGCCGACAGTGGTGAGACAATTACCGTGATCGATGGTGTAATCACAAGCATCGTTTAAGGACACTCTATGACAGTCACCGTAAAAGTTCTCGTCCCCGCCAAAACGGTCGAAAACACGCAAACACCGCAATACAACGCGAACAACGTGTGGGCGATTGTCGACAAGTTTACCGCCACCAACTACAGCACCGGTGCTGCCACGATCAGTGTGAACGTGGTCACGTCTGCCGGGTCCGCTGGCAACGACAACCTAATCACGAAGACCAAAACGTTGCAACCCGGTGAAGTGTACACGTTCCCTGAGTTGGTGGGGCAAGTGCTCAATCCCGGCGACTTCATCAGCACACTCGCAGGCACCGCAAATGCCATCAACATGCGAGTCAGTGGTCGTGAGGTGACGCAGTGACCCCTCGTCAATGGTTGATCAAGAACCTGACTGACCAGCTTCGGTTACCCGCGCCCGTTGTTGACTGGCTGATCGCGCTGTATGACCTGATCCAGTTGTTCGATGATGTCGCAGACGGCGACCCCGTGGATAGACAAGACCTGAACCGGGTGTTGTGGGACGCGCTTGTCGCAATGCCTCAAAACCCGTTTTTCATCAAAGAAGCGCACCAACTCGTCCCTGTAGTTGCGACACAAGTCTTAAAATGGCAAGCGTCTGACGCATCCGAACATGATGGAAGGGTGGACGCAAAGACATTCATGTGGCGTGCTGGTTATTACGACGTGGTGCTGATGTGTGTGTGTCTTGTCCACGGTCCAAAGGTTGCCACCGATGTATCGGAACAAGTGTTGCGACTTTACGGTGAAGACATGACCGATTACAAGAAGGAGTTTGAAAATGCCTGATCCTCTAACCGCAGCAATTGGTGCCAGCGTAGGGTCTGCGGTAATCGGCGCAGATGCTGCCGGTGACGCTGCTGACACTCAAGCTGCGGCAGCGGATCGCGATACGGCGCTTCAGCGTGAGCAGTGGGAAACGCAGCTTGAGCTTCAGAAACCGTGGCACACGGCTGGTGTTGGTGCGCTAAACAAACTGATCCCGTTGGCGACCGAGTACACGCCGTTCGGTATGAGTCAGTTCCAGCAAGACCCCGGATATACGTTCCGCATGTCGGAAGGCATGAAGGGGCTTGAACGATCCGCTGCGGCTCGCGGTGGATTGCTCTCGGGCGCCACGATGAAGGGCATCCAGCGATACGGTCAGGACATGGCGTCGCAGGAATACCAGAACGCATTCAACCGCTACCAGGCTGAACGCCAGGCTCGCCTTGGACCGCTTCAGTCGCTGGCGGGCGTGGGGCAGACGTCGGCCAACGTCTTGGGACAGGCGGGTCAGAACTACGCTGCCCGGGCGGGTGAGTCCATGATGAGTGGTGCGGCGGCTCGTGCGTCGGGGTATGTGGGTGGTGCCAACGCGCTGACGGGTGCTTTGAGCACCGGTCTGAACTACTATCAGGGTCAGCAGTACCTGAACGCGCTACGACCCACTCAAACACTGAGCGGCCCGTCGAATGCGCAACTGGCCGCACAGATGTACGGAGAATAAGTCATGGCAACCGTTCCCGCAATCGCAATGGGAGTCCGAGGGATCGAACTGCAAGACCCACTGACTCAATACAGTCGCGTAGCCGCGATTCAGCACGCACAGCAGCAAAACCAACTCGCACGGATGCAGTTGGAGCAGTCGGAACGCGACACTCAGTTGCGGAACCGACTGCGTGCGTTTGTGCCCGCCATGACACCAGAGAATCGCAACCAACTGCTCGGTTACGGCGCAGAGGGTCGTGCTGTGTATGAATCACTGCTCAAGGGTGAGAAGGATCAACGAGAGGCTGAGAAGTCTCAGCGTGAGACGGAGAAGGCACAAGAAGAAATCGCAGCCAAGCGTCTCAAGTTGGCGCGTGACCTGCTGCCTGCCGTCACCACCCCCGAGCAATACGCTGAATGGTATCAATACACCACGACACAGTTGCCGGGTCTGGCGAAAATGATTCCGCAGCAGTTCAGCCCCGATGTCAAACAGATGTTGATGATGGAGGCTGACAAGGCGCTGGAACAGCACTTCGTCAACCAGAACCTCGGGGGCAGCACTCGTGTTGTGGCGGCTCCTAAGTATGGTCAGGGTCCGGCCCGTGTTGTTGAGGGCACCGAGGCTCGGGTGACAATGGCTCCCGGTGAAGCCGAGCGCATCGCCAACGAGCGGGTCCGGATTGGTCTGGACAGTGCCCGCCTCGGACTGGAGGGCCGTCGTGTTGATGCGCTTGAGCGCAAAGCAATGGAGGGCACACCGCAAGGTGCTCAGTTGTCTAAGAAGGAAGTGCAGGCCCGGGAGGCGTCGTTCCCGAAAGCAACAACCGCACTCAAGGGATTTGAGGCCGACGCCGACGAACTTATCTCCGATCTTGAACGACTCAAGAAGCACACTGGTCTTTGGAACATCACCGGGGTGATCGCGGGGCGCACCCCTTCGCTTTCCGCAGACGGTCGAGCGGCACAGGCGCTGTATGACAAGATCATCGCAAAGGGTGGTTTTCAGTCACTGCAAGACATTCGGAACGCCTCGCCGACAGGTGGTGCTCTTGGATCAATATCCAACCAAGAAGGACAGCAACTGAAAGCTGCGTTCTCCGAGATTGACCAAAAAATGGACGCCAAAGACGTTCGCGCGGCAATCGACCGAACCATCCAGAAGGTGAGGGGGAGCAAGGAACGAGTGCGCGAAGGATACGATCTAACGTACGAATACCGCGCTCCATCGGAGACAATGCCTGCCGCACCGAAACCGGGAAAATCCAACCTTGCTCCGCAGGATCAGGCAGCACTCGATTGGGCGAACGCTAACCCGAGTGACCCACGGGCAGCTAAAATCAAGGCAACTCTCGGAGTGAAATAATGGCCGGTTTTGACCCTGATGCGTACCTAGCCCAGAAGGCCCAATCAGTCACACCCGTGGCATTCGACCCTGATGCGTACCTAGCGTCTAGGGGCGGTATCCCGAGTGTGCGGTCACCTGCATCAATTCCCGCACAGGTGGGTCAGTTCGCGGGTAACGTTCTAGCGGGTGGTATTCGAGGGGCTGGGTCAATTGGTGCAACTCTCATTCGACCCTTTGAAACAGCCGAAGAGAATGCTGCTCGACGGCAGGCGATGGATGATGCTCTTAGGTCAATGGGCGCGGAGCCGGAGTCGTTCACATACAACGTCGGTAAATTTGGCGCGGAAATGGCCGGAACCGCAGGTATCGGTGGTGCCATTGCAGTCCCTGCAAAAATAATCCCTCGACTAGCACCACTGGCGCCAGCCCTGGCTAGCGGTGGTCTTACTGCGTCAACCACGGCGGGTAAGATTGCCGCTGGTGCTACTGTAGGGGCAGCTGGTGCTGGTCTAATCGACCCTGATACCGCAGGGATGGGCGCCCTCGCCGGTGCCACTGTTCCGTTTGTTGGTCCAGTGCTTGCCAAAGGTGTCGGTAAACTGGCCGACATCCGCAGAATGCCCGCGACCAAAGCCGCCAACATTGCCCGCAACGCCCTTGGTCCCGACTTGCCCGAAGTGGTCAATGCCCTCAAGGCAGGGCAGGGCAAGGGAATCAGTGC